ACTACAACTAATATTACTTTAAACCAAGCTACTACTCTTTCTACTCCAACATATATTAAAGGTTTAAATAGCGGTGCTACTGCTTTCCTTAAAGATGCAGTTACTGCAGGAGTAGGGTTAACTGTTTATGAAACTACTGGTACTTTTATTCCTAATGAAGCACTTAGTTTTAATGGAATTAAAAATGGAAGAATAGCTCAAACAGTTGTTTCTCATACTATTAATGATGTTAAATCAATATTTGCAACTGATGATGGAGCAGTTGGATCTGCTAAGACTTTCTCTGCTGACATCATACAGAAAACTGAATTTAATGTTGGTTTAGCAACTATATCTGGACAATCAACTGGTGTATGCACAATTACTGCTGCTAACCCTGATTTTGTAGGTCTTGTAACAACAGGAGATTTGGTTAGTTTCCATGATTCAACAAAATCAGTAGATCCTATTTACGGTAGAATAACTGCTGTTAATCAAGATGCTGATAATGAGTTTGCTTCTACTGTTTCTATAGTTGGTGTTCATACTCAAAGTGGAATTGTTGCTGGTGACTTACCAACTGCTGGATCCACCACACTTAACGATCTTAATGTATTGACAACAGATCTTGCACCAAATACGGATCCTACACTTTATACAAAACTTCCTAAAAATAATATTGCTGATGTTGATTTAACAAATGCATCAATTTCAATAAGAAAATCCTTTACTGTTAATATTACTAGTAATAAATTAGCTTCTGCTGTTTCTTGTGGAGGAAGTGAATCTTTCTTAGCATTTGATGAAGAAAGATATTCCTTAATTAGATCTGATGGTAACACAGAACCACTAGATGCTAGTGATTTCCAATTTAGTGATTCTAGAACTTTACAAATTTATAATTTAGGTGCTAATGATACTGAAGCACAACTAGTTACTACTGTTAAGCAACTAAAACCTAAAGCAAAAGAAAAATTACTTGAAAAAGTTAATTCTATAATTGTTACTAAATCGACTACAGAAGGTTCTGGTATTGGTACTACCACATTTAATGATGGATTGGAATATGGTACTTTCCCATGGGGTACAAGAGTTCAGGATGAAGTAATTTCGTTGAATACACCTGATGTTCTTAATATTCATGGTGTATTTGAATCATCTGATACTGGAAATCCATCAGCACCGAAGATGGTTCTTTCATCATTAACAAGTAACTCAACTACAACTTCAGAATTGTTAATGGGTGAAAAATTAATTGGACAAGTATCTAATGCAGTAGCAATTGTTGCAGAAAAGATTTCAAATTCTGCTTCTGAAATTGCTTACATTACTAAGAATGATAATACATTTAAATCAGGAGAAGAAGTAGTTTTCCAAGAATCCAAAGTAAGAGGAACTATTACATCATTAACAGCACCAAGTTTTAATATTTCTGCAAATTATAAGTTTACTACAGGACAAGAATCTACTTTCTATGATTATGGAACTCTAAAAAGGAGGGTAGATAGTGATGCTCCTAAGAAGAGGTTAAAAATCTATTTCAGTAATGGATATTATGCTACTACTGATGATGGTGATATTACTACTGTAAACTCTTATAAGGAGTGGAATTATGCAGATGATATTAAAAAGGTTAATGGTGTAAGAAACTCTGATATAATTGATATAAGACCAAGAGTTTCGGATTATACAGTTGCCTCTACAAGTACTAGATCTCCGTTAGAATTTTATGGTAGGTCATTTGATGGCGCAGGTAATTCTGCTGGAAGTATTTTAGCATCTGATGAATCTATTAATGTTACTTATTCAAATTATCTTGGAAGAATTGATAGAATTTTCCTTACTAAAGATGGAAAATTCCAAATAAAATATGGACAACCTGCTGAACAACCAGAAAGACCAAGCCCAGTAACAGATGCAATAGAACTTGCTACTATTACTTTACCTCCATATCTCTATACTCCAGAACAAGCGAATATTCGCTTTATGGAGCATAAGAGATTCCGTATGAAGGATATCAAGAAACTTGAGAATAGAATCAAGAATCTTGAGTATTATACAGCACTCTCTGTGTTAGAAACAAATACTGCAAATATGTTTGTTGCTGATGGTGATGGTTTAAACAGATATAAGTCTGGTTTCTTTGTAGATAATTTTAATACCACTAAACCCCAAGAAGAGCAACTTCCTATTAATAATAGTATTGATAGGAAGAATAAGCAATTAAGACCTAGGCATTATACTAATGCTGTTGACTTAATGTTTGGTCCTGTCACTAATGTTGATGCAACTGCCGATTTAAATTTTGCTACTATTGAAGGACTCAATGTAAGAAGAGCAAATGATACGGTAACTCTTGATTATTCAGAGATTGAGTATATTAAACAACCATTTGCTACAAGATCTGAAAGTGTAACTCCTTTCCTAATTAGTTTCTGGCAGGGAACATTGGAACTTACTCCATCATCTGATACATGGATTGATACTACTAGATTAGAAGCAAAAATTATTGAGACTGAAGGTAACTTCAATGAAGTATTCACTAATGCCGTTGAGACTATGAATGTAGATCCTCAAACAGGATTTGCACCATTAGTTTGGGATTCATGGGAAACCAATTGGACAGGAACTACTACTACACAATGGACTCAAAATGCTACAACAGCTGTTGAAAGAGGAGAAAGATGGGGTCAAGGTGGTTGGATTAATGGAGTTAATAATGACAACCCTGCACGTTGGATAGAGACAGTTACTACTAGAGTTACTGAAGATACTGTACAAGAAACATTACAGACAGGTGTTGAAAGTAGAAATGGATTGAGAACTATTGTTACTGAACAATGGGATAATGAATCTGTAGGAGATAGGGTCGTAAGTAGAGATCTTATTCCTTTCTGTAGATCTAGAAATCTTACCTTTGAAAGTAAGAGAATGAAACCTTTGACAAGAATGTATGCATTCTTTGATGGGGAAGATGTAACTAAGTACTGTGTTCCTAAACTTCTAGAAATTACTATGAAGTCTGGTACATTCCAGGTTGGAGAAAAGATTACAGGAACAACAATTAATGCATGGAGTGGTGGACCTGGAAAAACTAGACTTTTTTATGCAAGAGTTGCACAACCAAATCATAAAGAAGGAGCATATAATGCTGCTGAAAAGATTTTCCCAGAAAGTCCTTATGATGGGCAACCTATACCTTCTTCTTATTCTTCTAGTTCAAGTATTTTAAATATTGATCTACTTTCCTTGTCAGCTGAGGCTCAAGGTGAATATTATGGTTATGTTGAGACTGATATGACTCTTAAAGGAGAAACATCAGGTGCAGAAGCAACTATTACTGATTTAAGACTTATTAGTGATATAGGTGCAGATCTTTTTGGAAGTTACTATATTCCAGATCCAAATAATACAAATCATCCTAGATTCCAAACTGGTACTAAAACATTTACTCTTGTAGATGATCCTGATAATAATCAAGATGATGCTAATACTGTTTCTGAAGAAGCATATACTGCTTCAGGAACCATGGAGACTGTTCAGGAAAATATTATTTCTGTAAGGAATGCTAGACTTGAGCAAAGACAAGAATTCCAAGAAAGAAATGTAAATAGATCTCTTGGAACCGAGGTGGTTGCTAGTAATGTAGTTGGAGAAAGAAGAGAGAATCAGGTTGTTGGTTGGTATGATCCTCTAGCACAATCATTCTTAATTGAAGATACAACTGGTGTATTCATCACCAAGTGTGACGTATTCTTCCGTTCTAAGGATGATATGGATATACCTTTGGTATTCCAAATTCGTTCTATGAAGAATGGATTCCCAACACAACATATTCTTCCTTTCTCTGAAATTGTATTATCTCCTGATGATGTTACTACCTCAAGTGATGGATCAGTTGCTACTACTATAGAGTTTAAAGCACCTGTTTATTGTGAAGGTGGTCAAGAATATGCTATTGCTTTAGCATCTAACTCAACCAAGTATAGTGTATACATTTCTAGAATTGGTGAGCAAGATCTTCTTACACAAACCTTTATTTCTAATCAGCCTTATCTAGGATCACTATTTAAGTCTCAGAACGCTTCTACATGGGAAGCAAGTCAATGGGAAGATCTTAAGTTTACTCTTTATAGAGCAGATTTTGTAGAAGAAGGAACTGTAGAGTTTTATAATCCAAAACTAACAAAAGGAAATAGACAAATTCCTCAATTAGTATCTAATCCTTTAGAGTTTGTATCTAAGGAAATTAGAGTAGGACTTGGTACTACAACAGCAGATTCTACATTAGAATTAGGAAATACTGTTTACCAAATGGGAACTTTGGCAACTGGTAATTTAGCAGGAGTAGCAGGTACAGCATCTGGACCTAATTTAAATATTGTTAACGCTGGTCTTGGATATTCTCCAATTGACGGAACAATGACCTTTAGTGGGGTCAATCTTGTTACTATTACTGGTAGTGGATATGGAGCACAAGCAGATATCTATATTTCTAGTGGAGTTGCTGCAGCAGCAACTGTTGTAACTGGTGGTACTGGGTATCAAGTTGGTGATATCGTTGGATTCACAACTCTTGGTCTTAACTCTGTTGGACGGGGAGCAAGGTTATCAATTGTTTCTATTGGTAATACAAGTGAACTAGTCTTAGATAGTGTTCAGGGTAATTTTGTTACTGGAACTGCGAATACTATGATGTATGTTCAGAGTACTGGAACAGTTAGAGAGTTAAATTATGAGCATGGTGGAGATGTTCAGGTATCTTCCTCTTATGGTATTAGACAGGTTACAGGTCAAGATGGTTTACATGTTAAGGTAAACCATAAGAATCATGGAATGTATTTCTCTGATAACCAAGTTGAAATATCTGGTGTAGAAACTGATGTTATACCAACCAAACTTGCTGTTGCTTATGGTCTTGGAGAAACAGGATCTATATCAGTGGAAGATGCATCAGAATTCTCTACATTTGAGAGTGTTGGTGTAGGTACTACTAATACTGGTTTCTTACGTATAGGAGAAGAGGTTATTGAGTATACAGAAGTTTCTGGTAATATAATTGGTGGTAATATTGTAAGATCTCAATCTGTGGTTGGTAGTGGTCCAGCAATTTCCTATCCTGTAGGAACTCCAGTATTTAAGTATGAAGTTGCTGGTGTCAATTTGGCAAGAGTTAATAAGACTCATGCTTTATCGGATGTAACTTTAAGTGATCCGATTAATTTTGATTCATATCATGTCAAGTTGGATATGTCTACTAAATTTGACACAAATGAAGCAAATGATGATAGAAGTAATGATACTGGATATCCTCAGTTATTTGTTAATAATAGCAAGTCTGCTGGTGGGTATAATGTATTTGCTTCTCAGAACATGCCCTTTGAAATTATTACTCCTCAAGTTCATTCTATGACTTGCCAAGGAACTGCTCTTACAGGAGAACTTAGAACTACTACTGCTACAAGTATGAGTGGAACTGAAGTACCATGGATTAATAATGGTTTTGAGGCAATTGCACTTAATGAATCTAATTACTTAAATAGTCCTCGTTTAATTGCTTCTAAAGTAAATGAAGATGCTAAATTAACTACTATTCCAGGAAACAAATCAATGCAAATGAGGTTATACCTCAATACTGTTGATAGTCGTGTAACTCCTGTAATTGATTCTCAAAGAGTTAATACTATTGTAACTAACAATAGAGTTAATACTGTAATTGATAATTATGCTACTGATAGTAGAGTAAATTCTATTAATGATCCAACTGCATGTCAGTATATTTCTAAGGAAATTAATTTGGAAAACAATGCAACTTCCTTAAAAATAATTTTAGATGCTCATATACATGTAGATGCTGATATTAGAGCCTTCTATGCAATTAGTGATCGTCCAGGTATGGAACCAATATTTACTCCATTCCCAGGATATAAGAATTTAAATCAGAGAGGTCAGATTATTCAACCAGAAAATAGTGATGGTCTTTCTGATAAGTTGGTTGAGAAATCAAGTGAATATGGATTTAATGCTTCTACATTACAATTCCGTGAATATACATTTACTGAAGATGATTTACCATCATTCAGGACATATAGGATTAAGATTGTAATGGCATCTAATAGTCAGGTATATGTACCAAGACTAAAAGATTTGAGAGTTATGGCTCTAGCATAATATGGATTATTATAAGATTGATGGGAATAAAGATTTAGCAAGAGATCCAGAAACTGGTTCTATTGTTAATGTGAATAATATTGAATATGAACAGTATGTTTCTGTGAGAAAAGCAAAAAAAGAAAAAAATGCCTCTGTTGAGGATGATCTTGCTAATTTAAAAAGTGAAATGAATGAAATAAAATCTCTACTCAAGGAATTAGTCAATGGCAACTAAAAAAATAACATTTGATCCAACTGCAGGAGTGCCTGTTGCTTCAAATTTAACAATATATACAGGTGCCGATTTTGATGCGACATTTGATGTTTATGATACATCTAATAACGCCTACAGTCTCGCTAACGGCGGTTTTACTACTTCATGGAGTGGTTCAGGTCAAATACAAAAGAGTGCTGGTGTAGCGGCAACAACAGTCCCCTCAGCAACATTTACTGTAGGGGTTACTACTGCTGGTAAAATTACATTGGCATTAGGTTCTACTGATACTAGTAATCTTTCTCAAGGAAGGTATTTGTATAATATTTTAGTAAGTAGTGGTGGGACAATCTATAATATGGTAGATGGAAACGTTCTTGTCTATACAGGCATTGCGTCTTCACCATAAATATATACAGGGGCAATTGTGTAAATGGCAACACCATCAAGTAGATCAGAATTAGCGGATTATTGTAAACGACAACTGGGTGCTCCAGTGTTGGAGATTAATATTGCCGATGAGCAAGTAGAAGATATAATGGATGATGCTATCCAGTTTTTCCAGGAAAGGCATTTTGATGGAGTTAGTCAGTCATTTTTAAAATATAAAATATCACAAGATGATATTGACAGAGGACTCGCAAATATGAGGGGTACGAGTGGTGATAAGACGACTGGCATAACAACTGAAACTGCTACAACAGAGATTGTTGGAGTATCTACAACATTTACTTTCTACGAGAATAGTAATTACTTACAAGTTCCTCCAGAGATTATTGGAGTAACTAAGATATTTCATTATGATGGTGCTAACACTATTACTAACAATATGTTTAGTGTTAAGTATCAGTTATTCTTAAATGACATATATTTCTGGGGTGCGACAGAAATGTTGACCTATGCGATGACTAAAACTTATCTTGAGGATATTAATTTCCTATTAACAACTCAAAAACAGATAAGATTTAATCAAAGAATGGATAGATTATATCTTGATATTGATTGGGGCGGTGTAACTGTTGGAGATTATTTTGTTATTGATTGTTTTAGAGCATTAAATCCTGCTGATTATGCAAGAGTATATAATGATTCTTTCCTCAAGAGATATACAGTTGCATTAATGAAACGTCAGTGGGGACAAAATTTATTAAAATTCCAAGGAGTTAAGTTACCTGGTGGTGTAGAACTGAATGGAAGACAGATCTATGATGATGCAGAGAAAGATTTAGAAATCATCAGAGAACAGATGTCTAACATGTATGAAATGCCACCTTTAGACATGATAGGATAGAGTTATGGTACTTAATCCTTTCTTCCAGCAAGGTGCTAAATCAGAACAAAGTTTAGTCCAGAGTCTTATCAACGAACAGTTGAAGATGTATGGTGTTGAGGTACATTATATGCCTCGCAAGTACATGACGGAAAAGACTGTCTTAAGAGAGGTAGTACAATCTAAGTTTGATGATGCTTATCCTTTAGAAGCATATGTAGATACAGTCGATGGATATGGAGATAATCCAGTAATATTATCAAAGTTTGGTATAGAACAGAAGAATGAAATAACTCTTACTATTTCTAGAGAAAGATTTGAGGATTATATTGCTCCTTTAATAAAAAATGAGGAGAACATTAAACTATCAACTAGACCTAAAGAGGGAGATCTAATATATTTCCCACTAGGAGATCGTTTATTTGAGATTACATTTGTAGAGCATGAGAAACCATTCTATCAGCTCCAGAAGATGTATGTTTATACTCTGAGATGTGAACTCTTCCGTTACGAAGATGAGGTTATTGATACAGGTATTGAGGAGATTGATAATGAACTCATAGGGGATGATTATGATGGTACTACTGATGATGGTCTTAATACCATTATTGGACCAACACAGACTCTTACACTGGTCGGTAGTGCTTCTACAGCATGGGCATACACAGGTATAGTAACCTCTGGTGGTATTAGAAAGGTTGTTATTGCCAATAGAGGTGGTGGTTACTTATATGCACCAAATGTAGGATTTGGATCTGCTCCATCTACAGGTGTGACTGGTATTGGATCAGTTCATGAAATGCTTGGTGGAATGACGGTATGTAATAGTAATGTTGCAAGTAATATGAAGTCAGTCCAGAGTATCTCTATAGTCAATCCAGGTTCTGGATATACAGTTGCTCCAGGAATAGCAGTAACTGCTGTTGCTGTGTCTGGTGGAAGTGGATTTATAGGAACAGTTCATATTGGTGATGGTACACTAGGTGTTGTAACTGTTACTGACGGTGGTGGTGGATTTAGTACAACTACTCCAACAGTTACATTTAATACTCCACTATCCTTTACTAATACTGGTATTGGTACAACTGCTGTTGGTGTCGCCGTTGTTAGTGCTGCAGGTACTATTACCTCTATTAGATATACTAATGCTGGTGCTGGTTATACTGCTGGTGACCTTCCAATCTCTGTTACAATTTCCTCTCCTTCTACAGATTCTACAGGTAATTACATCTTTAATGAAATAGTAAGAGGATCTACTTCTGGAGTAGAAGCAAGAATGAGAACATGGGATGCTGGAACTAATGTTCTAGAGGTTTCTTCCGTAACTGGAACCTTTATAATTGGAGAAACTATTGTTGGAACAGCATCTAGTGCTTCCCGTGTTCTAAGGCTTAAAGATGAAGATCCATTAGACGACGGATTTGCAGATAATTTAAGTATCGAAACTCAGGCAGATTCTATTATGGACTTTACTGAGCAGAACCCATTTGGTACACCCTAAATATAATATACCAGGACTATAACAATGTTTGAATATTTTTATAACGAAATTTTGAGGAGGACTATCATATCCTTT